GCAAGAAAAAGCTGAAAACTTTATTAAAGAAACATTAAAGGATTATCCAAAGGACAAAAAGAAGTTACTGTTTTTGATAAGGAAAGTTTAGATAGCCTAAAGGCTGGTTAGGCTATAATTTAAATTTCGGCCAAATGTTGTAGCCAACATCAGGATTATTGGACTGATATTGCCTGATAAGCTCAACTTCAACCTTATTCACTTCTTTTATATCCTCAGTAAAGGATTCCCAAAGGATTTGCTTACGTATAGTGAAATCCATCATTTGATCTTCCGTGAAATCGGCAGCAATTAATATACTGTTGGCACTTCCGAAGTAGTTTAAAGTATTGGTTAAGTCTTTACCTATATAAATTTTCCCATTGGGGTAAGTGATTTTATAAATTACTTTCTTTTGCATTGTATTTTTCTAGTTCCGATTGTAGTTCCTCTAAATTATTTATTGGCACTTTAAAAAAATTAGAGTAGTATTTTAATTGATCACTATAATGCCAATTTTCCACATCATATAGGTCATTTCCAAATTCTTTGATAGCCCATCTGTGAAAGTCAGCTTTAGCTATTCCGTAAAGTTTAAAGGGTGTTTTATTCATAACTTGAAAATAATTATTTCAAGTTATGGTTTTTAATTGATATCTAGCCATTGTATATTTGTTATATGTTTTTGAAAATCCAATCTATAATTGAGTTGCTATGCAATTTAGTTATAGCGGGGTACTACATAAACAAGTTATTTGTTAAAAAGTAGTATTTCGTTATTAGAATGGAAACAAAACAAAAACAAAACACTGGCGGCAGTTTTGGGATAACTGTCGCCTATTTATTATTGCCCTGTTTATTTCGTTCAACCATACATGTTATGACTTATATCTGTCATATTCGGGAGTTTGACCGTTTTTGGTCATAATGCTTTTTCGATAACATTTTCGTAAGTAGGCGAGACACGGCACTTTCAAATATGCCGTGTTTCTGCGCTAGCTCTTTTAATGTGTATTTACCCGATAACCATTCCACGTAAATAGCTTTTTGCTTTGAACTTGTCATAGTTAATTGGCGTTTTGAATGGACTCATAAATGCTACGAATTTTCAACATGTTGTTGGAAAGAAGATTCACGATATCGGAATTGTAAGGACTAGGATTGTTGTGCATGCCTCTAGATTGAACGATATCCATAGATTTTAAAGACACTTCCACTGTTTCTATCGGCTCATCCTTTACAAAAGCAGCAAGAATTAAAGAGTCGGACTTTTTATAATATTCGTTTGCGAATACACAATGTTTTAGAATATCGCCTTGATGCATGAATTCTTTTACAGACTCCAATACCTTGATAGTAATGTCGCCCTTAGTGAAAGCGATGCCGAAAAACGGAGCTTTCATTTCTCTGTAGAGTTTCTCTTCGCGGGCAACTTTCTCTCTCTGTGTTTTGAGCCTTGATTTTCGTTCATGCTCATTCTTTTTCCTTACGTATCGGTCGTGCTCTTTGCGTAGATCCCTAGGACAAATATATTTTGGTGACTTAATATCCTTATTGAAGAACTCTAAAAGTTCTAGGTAGTCTAACCACATACCGCCATCAGAAATACTATATCTGTTTCGCAATGCAATCTTTATGGAGCTCCAATAGCGATAGATCTTCCCTTCGTTGTTGGAACACTCAGCAAACAGGCTGTACTCCTTTGTTTTTAGCAGTGTTTCTGCTTTGGAGTTATACGCAAGAATTCTAGACGCTTCTAGAAAGGAAAGTCCTTGCAAGTCTTTATTTATTCCTAATTTTCCGTAGCAGCTCTTAAATTGTGACCATGGATGATACCGGAAAGGATAGGGGTTGTAACACCAGGAATAATACGGTGACACATTTCTGATTTCCAAATATCCATGCACTGGGTGTCCCTGCCCCATATTACGTAATCGAGCTACATACTGTATTTTGTTATGGTCGGTGGGAATAAACTGCCTAACGGACTCTTTTACATAGAAACGGGGCTTATTGTAAACCGAATGGTATGATGTTACTTCGAATAATCTGATCACTTGTAGCTCTCCAAGAATTTCACCCGAATTCAGCTCAGCAAAAGCAACCCAATATCGCTGGTCAAAGGTTCTTTTCCTGCTGTTAGTAATGGATAATATTGCTTTACATCCGGGGCATTCTACTTTGCTATCTTTGACCAAATTGATAGGATGGTAATCGCCACAGTCGATACACCAAAACTGTTTCTTTGTGGCGATGCCCACCTTTTCATTACATTCCTTGAAAGCCCATGTTTCGATATGCTTTTGGATATCCAAAAGACTATTGTTGATTTTGAATATTTCGTGCTGAACTTTTGTGCGTGGTTTCATATCTTAAAACATTGATAGTTGTTCGAATGGTTCAGTAACTGAGTTTTGTTTTATTGATTTTTTCTTTTGTGGTGCTGGAACTTTCTTTCCTTGAAAGTCAGTGTGATTCACTACGACCTGTGCGTTTATTGGCTTTCCTACCTCAATCTTTTCTTCATCGTAATAGTGTATTGCCATTCCGAAAATTTCTTCATCAGCAAAACCATTGCAGCCACTTCTCTGAACTGTGTTGAGAATGTACGTGATGCAATCCTTAATATTCTTTTTTGGATCGTTAAACTTGGCTTCGAAAACCTTATCATTATTGGCAACCCCTAACAGGTGGTTATGAATTACCTTTTCAAATTGCTCTGTGCCTTTCATCTTTCTTGCCCTCCATCTTGGTTGTGGGTTTAACTAGCAACTTTAGCTAGCGAGGTTTTTAAATGATTTCTTTTGTGCTTCGTGCCATTCTGCTCTGATTCGTTCATGGCTTTTAGGTTCGTCGATATCAACGAATAAGACAGTATTCTTGCTGTCATACATTGGGACTGACTTCTTTGGTTTGTGGATCCGATTGGGTAAAACTGTTTCGTTCTTTTTAAGCTTTACGTGTCCTTTCTGCATGCCGGTTTGGTCGATGACGGAAACATCTTTTTTCTTCTTCGTTGGCTGTGGCTTTAGCTTTGGTTTCTTGACTTCCTTAGCTGGATTATCTTTTCGATGTTCTCGGAAACGAAGGCTCTTAAACTGTGGCGCTAGTGGATGGTCAGCCGTCAGCTTATGGACCCAACTTTGATTGACTCCATATTTTTCTGCTACTTCACCTCTTGACATAGTCAATCTGTCTTTAGCCATATCGTCAGCGAGTTTCTTTTGGTTCAAAGCGTTCTGTTCGGTGATGGTTAACTCTCCGCGTCTGTGTCTAGCTACATGTCTAGCAACTGTAATACGAGATACACCTGTCTTAGTTACTATTTCATGTATCTTTAAGCCCTGATCGCATAATTGAGTTATCAAGGCTTTGCTTTCCTGTGGTATTTTTCGTGCCATGGTGTTAAGTGATTAAGAAGTCCTTATTGCGTATTCCTCAATAGTTTCGAAATCGTGTCCTAGAGGTTTAGAGCACTCAGGACAGTATTCTTCGTAAGTAGGTGGGGTAGAGTAGTCGCCAGAGCAAAACTCTTTGACGATAGTCTTGTCATAGTCTATGACCCAACGGCAATTGCTGCAGACCTCTACTCGCTCCTTCGGGTAGTCACGCTCTATACATTCGATTTCTTCCGTATCGAAGTGGTCGATTAGTCTATATTCGGTGCTCATAAGGACTTCTGTTTTTGGGGTTAATTAATTTTGTTTCTACTAAAAGAAAAGCCTTCGCGAATAGCGAAGGCTGAATCTTCTGTTATCTTATTGTGGCAGTTCCTGCATAGGGGGAGCCAATATTCAATCTTGTTAAGGTTTATCCCCCTGGATTTCATATGATGGACATCAGTAGTTAAGTGAGTGCATCCATTTAATTTTGCTTTGCAGTAGGGGTAATCCTCTTTGAATTTCTTAGCAAGTTTGTAGTAAATCCTATCTTCTTTTATTCCTTTTTTGGATCGTTTGGGAATAGGTGTGTTTTTCTTTTGGATAGGCTTTTTGGGTTTGGACTTCCAATAGCAACTCTGACATTTCTTTTTGGCATAGACTAACCTTAGCTGATTACATTCTATGCAAGACATGATTTTCCTATTTATCATGCCCTCTTGTCGAATCTTCAATAAATTTCTTTCGCATTCGCAGGATGGTGAGTCTTGATGGTCGAGAAATACGGTGAATCTGATAGATGCCAACAGCGTATGGATAATTAGCCATCCAGATATCTTTGCTTCCAAGGAAAGCACCAAAATTATTATAGTTGGAGAAGCTATGTTCATCCATAAGATTATTGATCACGCTGTCATGGATAGGGCAATAAGGATAGTTCATGAACCAAAACGACGGCCTGAATATAAACTGCAGGTTTAGAAAGAACTTTTTCATTTCAATTAAGTGTTAAAGTGTAATAATTTCTACTTCTGTTTTAGGTGTTCCATCTGTGTAGACTTTCAAAGCTTCTGTTAAGCATATACAGCTATCATCTTTCCAATAGACTGTGTTTAAAGCGTCACAAACGAATTTTATTAAATTATCTATATCAGGTCGAGCAGTATGATAATTGGGTGCTGTAGCCTTTAAAACCATGCTATTTTTACCCGTTCCGTAGTGTGACTTAGGTCGTTGAAAGCTGAAAGTAATTTTTAGATGGAGCGGTTGATCGAGTGGGGTAGGCGGTGCGTTCTTCTTGACTTGCCAAAGGAAGTCGCTTTTGTCGTCTTTGCTAGGGTCGTAGTTGAAGCCTTTCCCCATCCTGTGACGTTTTAAGGCTTTCGGTTCCCCTAGTACTTCAAATTGAATCATAGGCGCTTGTTTCTTAAAATTTCAAGTGATTCGTTAACTGTTAATGGCTTAGCATTCATATATCCTAATCCTAGACCAGACGTAATGAATGGAGCTGTCTTTGAATGGTCGATATCTACTAATTCGGAAATGAAGAATACCTTTTCGTTCTTGTTCCAAAACTTGTAGAACCATCTGTTTTTAGGTGGTGATTTCATCGTTCAATAAATCTTTGATTTCTGTTTCCATTTCGATTAGGTTATCGAAATATCTCTTTAGCGCGATTCGTTCCGATTCGTTCCGGAGTAGATATTGAAGATCATTTTCTTTTACTGCCTTGGCGGTTTTGCGAGCACATTCGATCTTATCGGGTGTTTCTTCTATAGCTCTTTTTAGGAAGTCTACAATTCTTCGGTTTTCGTGCCTTTCATTAAGATTAGTGTCGCTCTGCTTCTCCTGTAAAATCTTATGCATAGCATCGTAGTACAGTTCGAATTTCACATCATTTGTAAAATGAATTAAGTCAAAATCTTTAACAGCAAACCGGTACAGGTAAACAGCGGTGACAGGAATTTGTCCTGTATTTTTATACTTCTCAAATCCAGCAATTAAATCAATCTTTGCTTGCGCTTTTTGCTCTTCCAAAGTTGGTATTTGTCTTTCCGGTTCCTTAGCCTTAACCTGCTTTGCGATTTCAGCCCGTTTTTCTGACGCGTGGTGAGCTTTTAGAAACTTTATGACACTAACTACCGATAACCCAAAATAGTCGCCGTAATCGCCTAAAACACCTTTGTTTATTGCGATGGGTATTTCTGATAATCGAATGTTAGGAACGTTCTTTTTAATTTCGAGTGCTATTCCGTCAAACAGGTGTGATAACTTCGCTTCATCCTGCGCAAATCCTAAGTCTTTATTCGCTTTGATTAGGGCGGGTAAAACAGCTTTGTCAATATCTAATTCCTCACTCTCGCGGGCTAGGGGAGAGTCGAACATTTCAACGCATAGTTCCAACCGTTGGAGCGCGCTGTATTTCTCAACTCTAGTTAATCCTGTCTCCATATTTTTTTTGAATTGATTCGAAGGCTATCTGCTCCGGGGTTTTCTTTGGGGCATCCTTCGATTGGTTTTCTACTTTGGGTTTTCTACCTTGTCGGATCTCCGAGGTAACCCATGAATTGAAGTAGCGTTTAAACTCCTGTTCCGTTTCCTCTTCTTTCCCTGCTCCGAGAAGGTGCAGCTCGAACGCGTCAAGCCACACAAGCGCGGCACCTGGGAGAAGTTGATTTTTTTTAGAAATAGTATTGAGCCATTCGGAGTGATTCGCGCAACCTTCTTTTAATTTTTTAATTGGTTGTTTACCGAAATTAAAAATAGTTGGTGTGTGAGTTTTTATATCATTCACTTTACTTTCTCTTTCTATTTCACTTTCTATTTCTCTTTCTCTTTCTAAAGGTGGGTTTTTTTGGGTTTCCAAATTGGGTTTTTTGGGTTTTTCATCCTTTGGTGGTCGACCTCCTTTTTTGCCATTCTCCCTGTTGGCTTTTTGCTTTCGTAGTCGGGAATTAACGGAAATATGAGTGTATTCATTTTCGGATATTTCGAACTTTTCTACAACCTGATTCCAGTCGCCATCATCAACTTTCATGCGTATTCGATTTTCAAAATGAGACTTATTTGTTTTCATAGTCCCACCGTTGGAATACATTAAAAAAAGGCACTCTAAATAGATGTACCTTTGAGTAGGGGAAAATTCAAAGAAGGTATCACTAAACCACCAATCTTTTGGGTAAAAAGTGAATCCTAATTGTGACATAAACGTATATTTGTTTAATAAGCCTTTGCTCTAATTTCTCGACTATAGCCGATGATCTTAGTTACTACTTTGTTAGTATCTACTTTTGAGAGTATTCCTTGAATACCCATGTCTTTGCAAGCGTTTAAAGCTTCTATAGCTTTTTCTTCATTGCTGAATCGTAGCGTTACTAAGGAATACTCAGGGGCTACTAAACGAAAAGGCTTAGTAAAGTCTTCTTCACTAAGCCAGTTTTTATAAATGTTTTTCATTGTTATTTTTGGTTTTCGAAATCGTCATTCATCTTCCGGAGGTAATCGGTACCCTTTAAACCGAAATTCCGCATCAATCTGTAGACCTCATAAGCGTGATCTCCTTGCATCTGATCTTCAAACTCGATTTTCATAGCGATGATTGGAGATACTAATTGACGAAGTCGTTTACCGCTACTTTCCATTCCTTTTAACACTGTGTTAACACGAATAGATACTTCGGGCATTTTAAGGTCTTTTAAGCCTAGTGTGAAGCATGTATGCATCAATTCGATAGATATGTCCGCTAATGCTAAATGAAGTCGTACATGCGATCGTAAGCGTTCGCGTTCCTGTTGTATGAACGCATTTTGCGAAACTTGTTCCGGGGTTAACATCTTTTTTATCTTCATTCTGTAATTTCGGTTAGCTCATTTTGGAGGGATTGAATTTTAGCAGAAATAAGCTTAGCCCTTACCATTTTACTATCGAGGTTAGGGATATGCTTTTCGATAAGTTCTGTTAAGTCCTGGAGAATCTCTGCAGCATACATTCCTTTAAATCCAGGTCGTGTTGTGACGAGTATATTATCGTCCGCGAATACCGATAAAGAGAAGTGTTCGTCCCCCAAAAATTCGTGATCTAAACATATTTCTCTTTCCGTAATAGAAATTGTGGTCCTATTTGGAAGTGAAATACGAAAGGGGGCAGATATCAATTGCTGGTAGGGGATAAGCTCTTTAACAAGTATATCCGCTATTTTTTCCGTTAAGTTCATATTCTATTTATTATTCGGGGATCTGATAATCAAGATATACAGCGCATATCCTGATAATATCCTCGATGTAGTTAGAAAATTGGGTTGTTGTTAAATCCTTTGTGGATGGAGTATTAAGAAGCGTTTTCCAGAACTTATGTACTAATTCTGGGTGCGAAAACCTTTCTTTCTCCCATCCTGCGTAAAGGAGAGCATTAGAGGAATGAGGTATTAATACTCCCCAGTAGTATTTATTGTGATCCGTCGATCGTTTGTTTTCCATCAAGCAATCGAATTAAGGTGTTATAATATACTTGCTTCATCACCGGGTCAACCTCTTTATAGAGCTTCTCGGCGTAGTACTTTGTAATATCGCTAGTGTGGCTTATCGATGGGGTATATCCCGTTGTGGCTTCTGTATTCATATGATTTTAACCAGCTATTAGTACTTAGACAATCCTCGAAATCCTCACATAGTCGCTTAAACTCAGATTTACCGTAATCAATTAGGGATTCCATTAAAAGATGAACAGAAACATTCCCTTTTTTATCCACAGCAATGATGTAATAATCTTTATCCTCAGCTAATGCTTTGAGGTACATACCTCCCTGCAGCCATAAGCATCGGCTCAGGATTTCCCTTTGAACTTTTTTAGGGTCAGCATCTGGCATTGACTTAAGGTCGAAAACATAATCTTCACCCTCTCCGTCGAGAAATGATAGAAATTTGAATCCGTACATTTCCCAATCAATTCGTTTTTCCCTTGCGATCGTTCCGTCAATAAGAGCCTTGCTCTGTTCATTTGACAAGACCGAAATAGCCATTTCAATTGCCTGATTGTATATGGTTGAAGAAATGATCGTTTTGCCGTTTGACGACTCCAAGAACTCTGCGTAGATCGCTTTGCCTTCCTTCGTTCTTCGGTCGCACTCTGGGGCGGTTGCATATTCTTTATCGAACTTGTGCGGCTCTAAAACTAATGTGTGTAGCACTCTTCCTAGAAGGATGCTATCTGTGTCCTCATTTCCAAAAAGTTTATAATCGATAAAGTGTTTTGGAGACTTCCTGAAATTTGAAAGTGATGAATATGAGAGATAGAGCTCTCCATTGCTGAATTTTTCTTGCAGTGTTGTTACATACGATTCCTTGATCGCTATGTAATCAGGGTTAAGTTCAAATACGTTCATTACTGTTTAGGTTTTAGTTCGGTTTTACGTTTGGTTAAAGTGTCCGTGAAATCCTTATCAGCGTGTAGATGTTGGTTCCTGTTAAAAATAGCTGTCAACTGCTCTATTGTTTGAGCATTTTTTATTAAAGTTTTAGCCTTTGCGATTGTGATCGGCTTATCATCTTCATCAGTAGGGGTAGACTTACTATCTGGATTATCGATATCATCTTCATCAGTAGGGATGTGGAAGTATTTGAGAAGAAAATAACGTTCTGCGTAAGTGAGTGCACTGCCGACGCCCTTATCCCAATCATTTTGGCCATTGGCCCCGAATAGGTTTTCGTCTTTTTCTCCGGTTTCTACATCCACCCATGTAAATTTCATTTGGAGTTTTGACAGTATTTCTACCTTTTGATGCCCTTTCGCTGTTAAGTAATCCTGACGTACGTTCTCAATTGATAAAACCTCTTGCTTCAATATTAGCCCCAACTCGTTCATTAACGGCTTGATATTACCTAACACCTTCGACCCGGTTACGTAAGCATATCCATTTGGGTTGTATTGAGATTTGGTGTCTTTGTCCTTGCCTAGTCCGTTGATCCGCTTTTGAATCTCCAGGAGTTTCTTGTATATACTCATTACTGCTTTATTTTGGTGAGTTAATCAATTCATGTAAGTAGACAAATAGGAGAGGAAGGCAAGCGACGAACATTATCATCAAAAACACGCCTAATCCTATGATGAACTGTCTGAATACAAATCTTAAAGTATCCTTATCATTTACTCCTAAATAAAAAAGCCGCCCTATTAGAGCGACCATTACTGAAATCCATCTTTCTAAAAGTGGATGTAGTGTTTCTTTCTGTTGGTGCATAGGTTTAATAGTCTAAGTGGTTTAAATGGTGAAATGATTTTTGACTTAAATCGATTATTTTCTTGTGAGAGAAATAGATCCGGCTATTCTTGCCGTTTTGGCTTACGGGTTTTAAAAGTCCGGCTTTAATCCATTTCTTAATCCTTTGTTCTCCATATAGCCTTTCAGCTTCCAATCTCGATAGTTGCGGCTTTGAAAGAGTGATGTCTATTTTATCTTTGGCAATAATGGAGTTGACTACAGCAGTTAAGTCTTGCAGTGTCAGTTGAAATACTGTCTTTTCCATATTTGAAATGTTTACTTATTTAGCTGTTTCATCGTTTCCGAATCGTCAGATAGCGTACACACGCTATTACAGCTTATTTATGCCCGTGGTACTATTTCAAACCTTAGGGTATTGGTTGAACCATGCTATTTGCAAGGACGCTGCGTTAATCCTACAGCCCGGAACGATTGGTTTGCCATCGCTACCTCGTGTATTTCGCTACAGTAAGCGAGAATCTTCAAAAGGGATTCTTTGACCTCATTGGTCCCGATCAAGGTTTCGAGCCTTACTGCCTATAGCTTATCGGGAAATTTTAAACATGGCTCACGCCTGAACAAGTTGTTTTTAAACTTGTAACTACTTGATTTTCAATGTGTGTTACGCTACTTCTTTACTTAGGAAGTGGTTTATAAAATATTGTTGCCCTTTACCTGTAACTTTTGGAGTTTGGGTGGTCACTAGGATTCCCCCGTTACCAGTTCTTGTGCCTTTTTTAATATCAAATAATCCTTGTTCAATGAATCTTTGCGCAGGAAGGTTGTAGTTTTCTCCTGACTTACCTAGATACCCTTTTTCTCGTAGATATGAGAACAGTCTCTTTTCTCCGATTTCATACCCATTTTGAGTAATTATTTTTGCTAATTGACCAATAAGACAAGATGATGTTGATCCTATCATAGCCATTGCGAAAGCCACTTGAGGAGCTTGTTCTTTGAGTTTGGTTTCCGCTTCAATTCTCTTAGCTTGTTCATCAGCCCAATTTTGAGCTAACTGTAAAACAGTATTCGGGTTTGAGAAGTCAATTGATGCTTTCTGAGATTCCAGTTCCTCCCACCGCCTATTAATCTTGATACGAAGCTCGATGTTATATCCCGTCATTAAGTCGATGGTTTGCATTTTTGTCAACTCATAACATCTGTGTTTTTGCTGGCCTGTGGTGTGAAGAGTGTAATACCCCTGTCCAACTTTGGACATGCCTAGTTTCTCGTAGTTATCATTTAGTTTGTCAATATCTCTAAGGACATGTTGATGATTTTTCCCTGTCAGTTCCGCAATCTCACGGCTTGACATTGTTTGTTGGATGTTTGTTAGTTGATTCATTACTCGGCCCTCATAATAATGGTTACACCTTCTTTGAATTTAGATTGCATCACTACAATGTGACGGTCTGGGAATATTCGTTTGAATACAGCTTGCTCTCTCCGGAGGTAATTAATCGATCTGCTGTCTTCAACTCGACCTCCAACAGATAGTGTTTCAAAAAGCTTTGTAGCAGAAATGCTACGATTTGTAGTAGTTTCCATAAAATTATAACTAAAATATTTTATAATATGGTTATATATAACTACCTTTGCTCTGTCAAGAATAATTAAGTAGTGTTAAACCATTACAAATATAAGTAAATTATAAGTAACCGCAATAGTTATAAGTTATATTTTACTTATAAATTTGTATATCATTGATAATCAATGACAAAAAATGATAAGTTTAAGTTTGTTAGAAAAAATAATAGACTTACTCAGGCGCAGATGGCGACTCTATTAGAGGTTAAGCAACCTTTTATCGTAGCAATTGAAAAGGGGTTGTCTCAATTGCCTTATGAAAAAGCTGAGATTATAGCATCTAAATTTGATATAGATATTGAGTGGCTTTTGTCAGATGATGTTGCGCCAAAACCAAAACAAGAAATTACACCTATACCGTATGAAGATTATATGATGGTTGAATATGTCGACTTATCAGCGAGCGCGGGGATGCTTGGGGGATCCAATGTGGATGTATTACCCGACTCGAAAAAGCGGTTAGTTCCTAGGGAATTTGAAAAAGGAAATTATTTAGTTGTTCGTGTTAATGGGGATAGCATGACCGACGGGACCGATATTTCAATTCCTGACGGCGTAGAGATTTTAGTAAAAGAGTATGTCCTTGAAAACGGGGATAAGTTGCCAATTAGAGGGAATCTCTTTGTAGTAGTGTCAAGGGACGGAAATGTCTTTAAGCAGATCGTTGAGCACAACACCGAATTAGGATATATTAAATGTCATTCTTACAATCCTAAGTATGAAGATTACATAATTCCCATGGATGATGTTTTCCAAATATTTATTTACCGTAAAATAGTAGGATATAGACCAAATATTCCTGAAATTAGTTAAACTATAAACCAATTATTATGGAATTTAAAGATCAACTGTTACAATTTACAAAAAGAGTAGAAAGATTGCTTCCACAAATTAAGACAGAGGAGGCAACTAAGACGTCGTTAATATTACCTTTTATAGGTATCTTGGGGTACGACGTATTTGATCCATTTGAAGTGAATCCAGAGTTTATCGCCGATATCGGTATTAAGAAAGGCGAGAAAGTGGATTATGCCATTTTGAAAGATGGGGCGCCAATTATTTTGATTGAATGCAAACACTACACTGAAGATTTGAATCCGCACAACTCTCAGTTATTCCGCTATTTTCACACTACCAGCGCGAAATTTGGGTTACTAACCAACGGCATGGAATATAGGTTCTATACCGATTTGGTGACTCCGAACAAGATGGACGAGAAGCCATTTTTTGAGTTTTCACTGGACAACATAAAAGATGTAGAGATAAACGAACTACGAAAGTTTCATAAGACTATTTTTGATCTGGATTCTATTTCGAGTGCAGCAAGCGATCTGAAACACATTAATGAACTCAAGGTCCTTATCCAAAATGAAATATCTAATCCAAATGAGGAGTTTGTGAGATATTTTGCTAAGCAAGTGCATTCCGGACCTGTAACTAGTAAAATCGTTGATCAGTTTTCGGGGTTAACTAAACGGGTTTTTTCTCAAATTATTAATGATCAAATAAATTCGAGACTAACTAGTGCTCTTAAAAAACAGGAAGAGAGCGAGACACTAGAAGTTGAAGTCCCTGAAAAACCGTTGGTGGAAACCACTCAGGATGAAATGGACGGTTATTTAATTATTAAAGCTATTCTTAGAGAAGAGGTAGATATCTCAAGGATATTTTTAAGAGATACACAATCATATTGTGGTATTATTCTGGATGATAATAACAGGAAACCAATATGTAGGTTTTATTTCGGGGAGAATAAAATGAGAATTGGTTTATTTGACTCGTCTAAGAAAGAAGTTAGACACGATATTTCAAATTTGGATGAGATATTTAAATTCGCGAAAGAGATTAAAGACACTATCAACTATTATTAATGAAACATTTTCTTGTTCTATTTTTTTTAATCCCCGCGCTGTCATTCGCTCAGTTAAAAGCTGGAGATTTTTATGTTACAGATGAAGGTCGTGTAAACTGGCAAAAGGTTTACGAAAATGAGAATATTTCATTCGATGATTTGATAAATACAGTTAAAGCTAACCGAGTATTTTCAGATATTCAAGTATTCGAAGATAAAATAACATTCTTAGGTGACAGAATTAAAACAGATCCTACAGCGTTGGGATTTTCAAGAATGAGCACGTCGTTCTACGCGCTAGGAGATATTAGAGCATATTTTACGATCGATTACAAACCAGGTAGATATCGAATTACTGCAATTAATATCGCTTCGAAATCTCCGGTAATTCATTTGGGAAATCCAGTGTATGCGCAAGATCCGGAAACATGGCAGTACTCTCCCATAGAGGAATCAGTTGGGAATGGGAAAGGGTTGAAGAAAGGTTTCATTAAAAAAGAAAGCATCATAATGGGTAAAGCCATTGAAAAGGAATTTCAAATCATGAAACAAACGACTAACGATGATTGGTAGTGGTTTTACTGATACTTTACTGAAAAATATATCGAATGTTATAAAACATTGAATAACAACTCATTGCAAATATATTAACTTTATAATTGGTTAATAGTTAGGGATGTAATTGCCAGATTGCATCCCTTTCTCTTTTTAATACCTTTGAACCTATCGCAATTCTTGAAATTAGTTTCTATAGTCCCAAAAACACGGCTTCATCAAACCTACTTACAAAAATAAACTAGGAGTGTAATTTTATGCTTTTGTGATATTTTATTTTTTTAGACTAGTTTGTTGTAAGATTTTCACTACGATATAGTAATTAATAAAAAGTTTGTAAAAAATATTCCATTTAAGCAGTTAGTTTTGCGACTCACACTAATTTGAAATATGAATTTTAACTACGAACCACCTAGGCTTGTCGTAAGTATAGTTTGTCATGAGCATTCTATAGCAACAGGTTCTGCTACCGCCACATTTATTGGTTCTTCTGCTACGAATTCGCCGGATGTTGAAGCTTGGAATGTCACGCCAAATGACGCAAATGATAATCCGCATGTATTGGGGGTCGAAAACTGGTAAGCCTATTTAATTTAACTATTGTAAAAATGAAATCATATTTACTTTTCATCCCACTATTCGTATTATTTTTTTCCTGTAAAAAAGAAACTATTTCGGATCAGTCTGCTGCCGGGACAAAGGTGTCATTCACTGTGGAGGGCGAGACAGAATTGGAAGGTGCAGAAGCTGAGAGCCCGGTTAGTGTTTCAAACACAGGCATGCTAAAATCTAATAGTCAATCCCTTTTTCAATCGAAAGATACCTTGATTCGAGGAGATGAGTTTGACAGCTACATTTTAACCGAAGAATTCGGTGGAAACTCGACGAAAAATATCAAAGTAAAAGAGTCGAAATCATCCATTGAAAAATATGCGGTAGCCCCGGTATATCCCGATTCTTACATCCCTGCCGGGTTCCCAACAGGGAGACAGCTTACAGCAGGGGTAACCTTCAGAGTATTGGTTTACGATAGTAATGGTCAATTCGTTGAATCTGTCGATGGGGTTGCCGGTAGTAGCACTCTCCCAGTGGCGTCTAATCTACAGCAAGGAAAAACGTATAGTTGGTATGCTTATTCCTATTACGCAACAGATCCGCTACCAGCGCTTTCTCAGGCTAGTCTAGCGAATCCGCAGTTCAACGTAGAGAATGAAGACTTTTTGTATGCTTCTGGAACCTTTACAACAGCAACTTCAACAACTCAAACAACCAATACGGACGTTAAGATTACATTTAAGCATGCCATGGCTATGGTGGGTTTTTCAGTAAACTTATCAAGTTTTAATGGTAAAGTAAATCACGCCGCTTATCTTGGAAATGCTACACCACGCCCCTATATTCGCGTTGCGGCAAATACGCTTAAAAAAGGAGTCTTTAATTTGAAAAATGGAGCGTTTTCGCAAAAGGAGTTAATAGCGACATCCGTTAATGCTGTAGCACGCAACAATTACGCGTTTACACCATCATATCCGAATACCTCGTATCAAGGCTTCTTTTTCACCGTTCCTGATGGCGATTTGGACTATATCAGTAATTTTAATACCAGCATAGAAACCTGGACAATTTTAGACCGGCCATCGGCTCCTAAAGTGTTCAATAAAACCTATACGCATAAGGTAAGATCGGGACGCGGAAAATACACCAGCATTTCAATTTATGCGCTCGATAATGGTATAGCAGTACCTTCTTCCAATGGAAATACGAATTGGTCAAGAGGAGATGTTTATTACGATGATTCACAGGGCTTCGCCGGCAACGAAGGTCTAACTAGATTCCAACATAGAAACCATGAGGCATCTATGACCTATCAAAGCACGTTCTTGCCTTATGGTGTTACTTCTCCTGTTGCATCTTATGGAGAATCAGTCGCAAAATATGGTAGCACCTATTATAGGTTTAATAATCTTTATCCGCTTAAGGGAGTGATAGAGAATTATTCAGGGAATCCATGCCAAAGCTTATCACCGGGCGGCAGCGTCTTGAACGACAAGTGGCGTTATCCAACAGTCGCGCAGGGTAGAGCGCTAGCACAATATATCAACGATTATGCCAGCACTGGACGCATAAGCCATACATTTAATGAAGCAACAAAATCGATCGTGCTTACCGTGAACACGAACGGCCAATCGTCACCAGACCAATGGTCGGAGCGTCTTTCTTTTGAAATGAAAGGCTACGCAGCTTATAATTCCACAACTAACACCCATAGCATTGCTCAACCTACTGTAACTTCAACAGCTCAATCCGGCTCAGTCTATATTTGGTTATCTCCGGTGTCGGGCGTTACTGGACATAGGGCATACCTCGAATTGAAAGTTAATTCTGCAGCGAGTCCTAAGTTTAGCGCAAAAATTTATCGTAATGATATCTCATCACCTTCAGGAATAGATTATCCAATTCCAAGTACATTTACAACAGATGACGGTTTAATTGTGCGATGCGTAAGAAATTACTAGTCTAAATCGATATTCATAATAACGTTGTTCATGGTCGCGAGAAAAATCATGTGCGAAAAGAGTAAGAAGCTACCCGATTGGGTAGCTTTTTATGCTTATTAACTATTTGGTATTCTTATTGTTGCAAGGAAATGGTTTGCGTAATTTTAATCTGCTCTTTAGAACATGAACGTAGCATGATGAAGACTTCGGCGAGTCACAACTCATTTACTCCCCTTTTACAACCCTTTCATACCCAATTGAGAGCGGTTCTGATTGGGTTATACATTGGGTTTGAAAGGGCTTTGAAAGGGGATTATACTATTGAAGTCTGCTCGAAAAATTATTTTAGTTAAAAAGTGTTAAGACGGGTTGACGTATTTAATCCTATAGTATATTTGGCGTCGATATGAGAGCGATAATCACACTTATTCTTTTCTTTTTCTTTCTCCTGATCCGGAGTGGAAATAGTCATGAGGTAATGAGCGACTCCTATCGTCCTGCAACCAGTTTCATGCAACATCATGATGCGCAGGATTTGAAAGTAAAATCACAAACTTCCACGCAGCAGCAGATTAGTTCTTCGAAATCCAACACACATCAGGGCTCTGATGAACATCATGTTTTGGGCGATGAGAATGAAGACAGCTATAGTCTTACCGATCTTCAGTTGCAGATGGCGATGTTTGCCAGCTTAGTTTGTTTTACTTTTATTGTTTTTCAGTTCGGCCGTAAACCCGATGTCTTACCTCGGACATCGTTCAGTCTGAACTATAATACCCCCCTATATCTTACCAAGCGTAGCTTATTGATTTAA